AGTACTTCATCGTCATTCAGCAAACGTACTTCACCCCCGTCAATTTGAATTCTGGATCCTGCATAACGAGCAAAGATTACCCAATCACCAGTCTTGCACCAGGGACCTTCAGGATATCTATCTTTGTCTTTATAACAATCTGGACCTTGTGCTAATACAAGTCCACATGTAGAACCAACTTGTTGTTTTTCTAAAGTCTCTTGACCAAAGATAATTCCACCTTTAGATTTTTCTTTCATCTTAAAAGGTAAAATTAACATTCGCCAACCTGTTGGCACTGGTAATTTAGATGATTCTTTTGTTTTTAAACGCTCGTATGCGTCTACTTCTTTTTCGTTTTTTGCTTTATTTTCTTCGTCGTATTTCTCGGCCAAAGCATATTTAATTTTTGGTGTCGAGTTTGATGACTGTTCCTTTTTCATCTTTTTGCTCCTTTTCATTTAGCAGGTTAGAGATATCCTGTAAGATTGTTAAACACGTATGTGCTTGTCCTAGCATATACTTATATTTTTCCATATTGTCAACTGTACCTGACATCATGCTTTCTCCAATATTATGATATCTTTCTTTTAATGTTTTCTGTATTCTATTTATTATTATTAGTTCGTCTGATTGCATCTTTACCTTTTTTAAATATAGCAGCGACTTTTGATTTACCCATAACTTTGGCACGCTGTTCTCCAACTGTTAGGATTTGAATTTTTCTAGCAAACGGTTTAGATATTTTTTTAACTTTTGCAACAGTCTTTCTTGCATCTGCAGGTGTTGCAAATTTTATACCAACTGTATCTTTAGGATTTTCGTCTGTGTATAATCTTCTACCAGAGCCTTTAGGTTTTTTACCTGTTCCTTTTTTTGGATCCGCCATTAATAACTCCTTTTAATATTTTCGCCTGACCTGCGTGTGCTTTAGAAGCTTTTTTCAAAGCCTTAACAACTTTTTTAATTTTTCTTTTTTTGTTGCCTAACATTTCCATCTCCTTCTAGCCTGACGTATTCTTGAGTTCGGATCATTTCTAGTTTTAGCTGATGCTCTTTTGAGTTGCCCTAGTGAACGTGCGCAGTAAGATTTTCTACGTTTCGCAGCTTTTGATCCTGGCTTCACTTTTCCAGTCACGGCTGTTTTTAATTTAGAACCTGGGTTAAGTCTTCTATAAGCTTTAACTCCAGCCTTTGTCATTCCAGCACCCTTTTTAGTGGGTCTAAAATTCTTTTTGTTTCTAGCAGGCATTGTGCCTTTGTTATATAATTCTCTTGGCATTTCTGATCTTGATATCATATTCTTTGTAACTCAGGGTTTGTAGTTGTAATATTTTTTTCTGCTCGTGGTCTAGCAATAGAGTCTTTACTTCTTTTACGAAGTTGTGCCATAGCAGATTCTTTTAACTGTTTTTGTTTTTTTAATTGTTTTAAATCTTTTTCTAAGTTCATTACACTAAACCTTTGTAATATTTTTGATAACTTGGGTTACCAACTTTAACACCGCCTAAATCTCCAGATATATAACTACCTGTATAATTTCTTTGTGCTTGTTTTACCATTGAGTTTTCACCGGCTGATCCACCCATGTTTTTTTTCTTTCTTTTCTTAGGTGCAAATGTTGCAGCTCTACTAGGTGTAGGGCCTGTATTCGCTTTCGCTTGTTTTCTTTTTACGGCACCCGCACGCTGCCCTTTGCTCATCGCTCTTGCTTTTGCAATAGGCACGCATTTTGGATAATTTTTTCTTTTTTCTCCACCACTTCTTCCACACTTCGGGTATGAGCCATCTTTTCGCTTGTTCGCAATATCGACCCAATTTTCCTTTACCCATGCTCGTAAACCTTTTTCAGCCATTAGACTATAACCATTGTCGTCATGTCATCGACGCCAGTGAGTATGCCTCCATTAGCTTTTTTGGCTCTTTTCTTTTTCTTACCGCCGGGTGTAACTTTACCTGAACATACAGCTGATGCATACATGTTAGCGTACGCCGAAGGGTACACTTTGAATTTACGCTTCGCTGCTGCTTTACCTCTTGGACATAGTTTTGCCATTATGCTTTACCTCCACGTTTAAAATATTTTTTTCCTCTCAAAGCCTCCAAACGTGCAGAAGGCTTTGTAGGTTTTTTCTTCTTCTTACCTTGCAAAGTTTTTAATAACTTTTGCAGATTTTTTTTACTAGACATTATCTATTGATCTTGCCTTTTTTCTTCATCTTAGAACCAAACTTACCGTAAGACTCATCA